AGAAAAGTTTAATGGCTGGATGGCCATGATAGGAATAGTAGCAGCACTAGGTGCCTACTCATTCACAGGTCAAATCATTCCAGGAGTATTCTAATGAGTAACGTAGCAATTTGGCAAAGAGCCAATGGTAGGTTTGCAATGGTTGCTTTTTGGGCAATCGTTGGAGCATATACTTACTCAACATATTTTGTGTAAGTCTTAACAAAACTAAATAATTACTCGTATTTTTCTTTATATCAAAACAAATGAGCGACTTATCAGCCGCATCAGATACAATAACACCACTAGTAGCAGTCCTCTGGGTATTTTATCCGATGGCTGCTTTAGTGTTGATAGAATTACTTTTACGTACCTTTAATGATGATGACGATGATGACTTCCAAGGAGGTAAAGGTGCAAGGGTACAACAAATGCAACCTGTAGCAATACCATCAGGAGCATGATTGATTGGTCTCATCCATATTGGAGATTTGCTGAACGATGGAATGGTCGTTTAGCAATGGTCGGTGTAATAGGTGTCCTAATACTCTTGACTGTAAGGTAGAAATACCTATATAATACAGAGAGTATTATTACCTAGTCAAATGCCACAAGTATTATTCTTAATTTCAGTCAGTGCATATCTATATTTTAGTCCAGTATTATCGAATTTTATTTTCGCATAAATGTTACCGCTAGCTCTTACATTAATTTCTATTCCAGCAGGTTCTAGGGACTTGCTAGAATTTGGTTTTTTTGTTACTATAGGAATAACTGCAGGATCTCTTGGTTTAATCTAATGCCTAACAACGTCACTTACGATCAGACTGATACTAGAGTCAACGGTACTACTGAAAAAGAATTTGATGAGTTAGGAAAAGAATTAACGGAAGAAAAATTTAAATTAAGACAGGATTCTTTAAGGTTATTGATGGCGAACTTTGGTTCATCACATCCTGCAACAGCAATATATAATTGTGCTCATGAGTGGTGTGAGAAACAATATACCACCAATGGACTTGCCAATTATTTCAAAGCATACTATAATGGCAAACATGACAATACATAGAATTAGGTTATCTAAAATGCAAAAAGTAATTAATGTACTTGCTATTGCGTCTGCTGCTGTATCTGTTGCCGTTGTTGGCACTGCTGGTTACGTTTACGTTAATCGGGAAGCAATCATAGAAGATGTCAAAGAAAAAGCAATGGAAGCAGTCCTTGGCGGTGCTGGTGGACTTGGTGGTGCTGCTGGAATTGGTGGTGCTGCTGGAGGATTGGGTGGAGATCTACCTGTAGGTGCTCCTGACCTTTCACCACAAACTAATCCACAAGCAACCCCACAAGCTGAAGCACCAAGTGGGTTTGGAGTTTCTAAATTCTAAATTAAAAACATAATAAAATAATTAAGGTGACTATATAACATAGTTACCTTATTTTTTTATGTCTGAAGTTCGCAGCGATGTCTCAGCAGAGAATAAGAAAGAAGAAAAGAAAAGTCCTCTTGAGAAGTTAAGACATAATCTTCTTCCAGATAAAGACGAGCAAGCAGCAATCATTAGTACATTTGTTCGCCTTGGAGTTCTTGTGTGGTCGGGCGGAATTTTGACTTTAAACTACGTAGCTATACCAGGATTGAGTGATGATAAGATAGATCCGACATTTATAGCCTCAGTTTTTACTGGGGTTCTGGCCAGCTTCGGAATTCAGACAGCATCTAAGAAGAGTGATGGCACTATGAAGATGGGTGGAAGTGGGCCTGGTGGTTCAGTATCTAAACAAGATATGGAGAAGTTGATTGAGAAAGCAACTCAAGCAGCACCTGCTCAAACCATTAGAATTGAGCAAGCACCATTAGTGTTGAGTCCACAACCTCAGAAACCAGAAGAACCATATAAATTGTAATTTGTAATATATAATACGGTTGCAAATAACAAATGTCTTATACAGTTACTCTTCAAACCCCAGATGGTTCTACTGAATCATGTGAATGTGATGCAGAAACTACTATTCTAGATGCACTAGAAGAGGCAGGTATAGATCATCCTTCATCTTGTAGATCAGGAGCATGTTCTTCATGTGCTATGAAGATTGTAGAGGGTGAAGTCAATCAAGAGGAACAATCTTTCTTAGATGATGATCAACTTGAAGAAGGTTTTGTTCTTACTTGTGTTGCATATCCTGAATCTGATGTTACACTATTAACTGAACAAGAAGAAAGTCTTTATTGATGAGATTTAATTCACTTAACATAATGGTAAAGGTTGCGAGTTGGATTAAACGATGGCTTGATTTATCACACCCCGAACCTTGGAGGAAATCTAATGGGACTACCAGACAAAGCACAGAAAGTATTCGACAAAGTGGTGGCATGGGATCGGAATCTGGCAAGAAAGTTTCAAGATAAGTTTAACTTGACAGATTACCAGATGCTTGTGGTATCATTTACAAAAGGATTTATTATTGGTGCTATCTTATTGTAATGGAACTCAATGATGTCAATGTAATCGAAGTTCTTAATGAACTCTTACCATACATCGAGGCAGATGGTGGTTGGTTAGAATATGTTGAGACAGACTATACGGCAGAAGGAAACTTTGTTAAGGTAAGACTTGGTGGTGCATGTTCTACATGTGCTATGAGTTCTATGACTTTAAAACAGGGTATTGAAAAAAAATTAATGATGGAAATTCCAGATGTAGCAGGAGTGATTCAAGTATTATGAGTATTTTTGATTTTGTTGGAAGAACGGTTAAGAATGTATTTGTTGGTTCCCATAAAGGAGAAGACATTTCATCTGAATGGTCACATCCTCATGATAGTATGCCAATAGCGAATGGTACAAATAGGTATGCAACCCCCAAAAAAATGACAGAATTAGAATCTAATCCAAGACCAGAAGAAGAAATTGCTGATTGGTTTGATGAAAGTGATCAGATAGAACATGACAAGAACTATGCTTCTCGTCATGAATCTTCACCCGATTTTGAGAAAAGTGCAGAAGAAGTTGTAACAATGCATGAAAAGATGTATCGTATGGCAACTGCTAGATATAATCCATTCCATGTGGGAGGATCTGAAAATGCTCAATCTGAGGTAGATTATATTAAGAAACATTCACCTTGGCCTGGTGGATCAGAAAATTTTCAAGGAGGTTCTGAAAACATAACATAGTCAGTGAGTCCACACATAATTAGGTATTTTTTACTACTTTATGCTATAAATATATGCATAGTACGGGATTGAAACTATCATGCCCCTGACTCAACAAAGACATTATACTGTAGGTTATCACGACTTACAACAACATCATTATGAAATATGTGAGTATGCTATGAGTGCATACGAAGCAATAGAACACAGCAAAGAGGATGTACCAGAGCTACAGGTACATCCTCATTTTGTTGATTACTGTAAGAATCAGGAAGTAGATAATATTTCCCGTCTTATGGCTGCAGGTATTCCAATGGGACATTAACTATGAAACATGAAATCATGTGGTGGATGAGTAGACTCACCATCATGGGAGTATCCCTAGCACTATCAGTTAGACTTGCTGCAGAAGCATATGTCTGAGGTAGTGTGGTCAATTAATATAATGATAGCTATACTATTAGTATCTGTAGGTGTTGTAATTTACTACATATTCATGTATGATACATGGTATCCTAATGAGCGACAAGACATTGAAGGATCTGAAAGTGGATGCACACATAGCAGTGTTGCACACCAAAGTTGATTCATTAATAGAAAAACAAAAAGAACTTACTCAGAGAGTACGTGCTAATGAGAAGGTAGTTGCTGCTGTAACCTTATTGGGTACAGTAGCACTTGCTGTTATTGGGGCAGGATATTTTGCACCTAAAGCAGAAGCACATATGGGTCATTCATTTCCTACAGGTGAATGGATACAGAAGATGAGGGACTGGGAATCGAGACAAAATAGAACTTCAGTAGATGACATGCTAAATAATGCACTAGCTGATATGGAGGAAGAAAATGGGAGCGATGGTTCCACCGAGCAGGAAGAGTTGTTACAA